GTCTTACGCGCAGCACAAAGCCCTACAGAAATACTACGAGGCTATCCCTGACCTTGTAGACGCATACACAGAGGCGTATCAGGGTAGGTACGGCATCATCACGGGCTACGATGTCGAGTTCCATAAGAACAGCAACCCGAAGGCGTATGTGAAGTCGCTGTTGACCTTCCTCGACGAAGTTAAAGGCTCACTCCCGAAGGACAGCGACCTTGTTAACCTGTTTGACGCGGTTGTGGATGGCGTGACGAGCCTCAAGTACAAACTTGAGAACTTGAGTTAATTATGGCTGCTGCTAACAAAAGCAAAAAAGCGGAACCGTCAAGGTTTGCTGCAGCGTTGCAATATTTTGATGAACTGCGCCGGAAGATAGCCGAAACGCAGGGTGTATCTGTTCCAGATGATTATGGGCAACGATTTGGCGCATCTGGCGACCCTGTCCCAAGCATGAATCAGTTAGGACAGTCTGTTAAGGGCGCAACACAGCGCATGGCAAGCCTTGACGCCCCCGAATCGCAGGGCGTAGGAGAAACGGCATTAGAAATTGCCGCAGGGTTTACCCCGTTGCAGTATCCGCAGGCAGGGCGGGATTTTGCGCGTTCCCGTCGCTCGGGTGACAAACTCGGCATGGCGTTGGCCTCGCTTGCAGCAATTCCTGTTGTGGGTGGCGTAGCCAAAGCCGCAAGCAAAACGCGCAAAGGGGCGGAAGAAGCGGAACAATTAGTTACTCGCGCAAAACGCAGGGTTGGAACAACCGGTCAATATGTTGGAGCGCCGCCGGGGGTTGATTCCCCGCAAAAACTTGGCGCGATGGTTAACAACTATGTAAACGCCATGCAGGAAGGACTGCCGGGGCGTAATTTTTATGTTGACAGCAGTCGAGACATTTTTGCTAGAACCGGAAACAATCCGGTTGAAGCAGACCTTTTTAATCAGAATATTGCCGCGTTAAGCCGCGCTAACAATGTTGGCGGTAATACTGCGATGTCTGCAAAGGGGCATATTCAAGCCGTAACGGGCGAACCAGTTCTAACTGGGCGGTTCCCATCGAGAGACAGCCCTCCGCTGCAAGCAATGTATGACGCGGGGCAAGCAGAATACCTCGGGCATAAACGCGACCCGTTTGCCACGCAGTTAGGCGTTGCATACGCACCCGAGAGAATTGGGCGCGGCGTTAACGATATGCACGAAGCAGAGTTGATGGGGTATCCGTCTGGCGCTGTTGGCGGTGCAACGCAACACGCATTTATGGACGAAGTGCGCCAACGCGCAATTGAACGCGCCAACCGAGAGCAACTTGGTGGTTTTAGCGATTGGAACACGGGAAATTCTCAAGCGGCGGCGTGGTCGGGAAACAAAATTCGTCGCGGAGACATTTCGGCTGGAGAGGCGGCAAGGTCATATGCCGACTACTTGCCATTGCAGGAAGCCAACGCAACTTATGAGGCGGTCAGTTCGCCAGTAACTGGTCACCTGCAAGGATTGCTTAACGCGCCGTTTGATGCACGGTCGGCATACACAGCAGATGTTCGCGGCTCATGGAACACCAGCCCGTCAGGTCGCGATATAGGCTACACGGCGGCTAGAATGTTGCCGGGAGAAACTGTTAACACCGTAGGCAGATTTAAAGACACCGCCAACCCTGCAATGGTGGCGCGTCCCGTAACCGGAACTTACACCACGGCAGACAAATCTCGCGCCCTAACGCCGGGGTCTGTGCAAGCACTAAACGCAGTAGAAGCGGCCCGAGCGTATTTTGATGTTCAAGAGGCTGGCGCTTGGCACAAGTTACTGCCTGCAAAGTCAGCCGCAGATTACTCTGGAGCATCCATTGACTTGGGTAAAAACATGACTCAAGCGGACATGGAGCGTATTGCTCCTCTGTTTGAGCAACGAGGTTATTACCTTGCAAGTGCGCCAAACGGCATAACAATTCTTGCAAACGAAGGCACAGCGCAGGGTGAAAAGTTTGCGAAAGAAGTGCGTGATATCGTAAAGAAAAACCCCGAGGCGTTTGGTAAAACAGAAATTGACTTTGGACGCGCCGAGACTGGATACATTGATTACGGGGACGCTTACCGCAGCAACACTCCGGGTGCGGTTACTGCGCGAATGCTTGAGATGATGGAACAAGCGCCCATGACGATGAAAAATTTAGATGTAAACCCTGCATATCGAGAAACCGTTGCAGCAAGAAATGCTCGGGACATTGATTACGCCGCAAAAGGATTTGGCGTTGCTCGAGAAGATGTGATTCGCGCCAGAAACATTTTCAAGGCAGAAGGGTTTGAGGGTTTGAGGAAAGCCGCAAAAGCGGGAATTGTTCCTGCGGTACTTGCAACATTTGGCGCACAGCAAATGCTTTCGGAAAACGAGGAAAAGAGATGAAACTCGGCAAGTCTGCAAAAAGTGCAGCGCAGTTAACATGGAAACAGGAGCGTTCCGACGAACGGTGGGAACGCCGTGCCGATATGCTGATGTTCAAATTTTCCCATGTGTCGGTCATGCTGCCGTCGCAGATAACGCACCTTAACGCTAACCGAGGCATTGCGGCGTAACGGTAAACAGAAGTAAACTGTTCACATGGTTAACGAAGGTTCTTTCAAAAAGGGCAGAAAGGGTGGCCCCGGCAGACCAAAGGGCGTGCCGAACGAATCAACACAACTGGCGAGAGAAGCCATTGCGCGATTCGTAGACGGCAACGCAGGTCGGCTACAGGGCTGGCTCGACGAGATACACCAAGAGAAGGGCGCAGAGGCGGCGTTTAAGTGCTTCAGCGACTTACTCGAATACCATGTGCCTAAACTCGCACGGCACGAGCACAGCGGCCCAGACGGCAGCAAGATTGAGATTGAGGCGACTTGGGGCAAGCCCGAGTGAAGCAGCGGGTAGAACTCCCGTATCGCCCTAGACGGGCTTTCATGCCGTTCCACGACCGCACAAAGCGATGGGCTTGCCTCGTCGCGCATCGGCGTGCTGGCAAGACTGTCGCAGCGGTCAACGATATCATCCGCGCAGCCTTCATGTACAAGGGGCCAAACGGCCTCTTCGGGTATGTCGCTCCCTACCAGAATCAAGCACGCCGCATTGCGTGGGACTACTTCAAGCACTACGCCCAGCCGCTCATCAGCGACATTAACGAGCAGATGATGACCATCACGCTTGTTAACAACACGAAGGTCAGCCTATTCGGCGCAGACAACGCAGACGCAATGCGCGGACTTGGGTTCAGCGGCGTGTACATGGACGAGTACGGCGACTTCAAGCCCTCGGTATTTGGCAATGTGATACGCCCTGCGCTCTCGGACAAACAGGGTTGGGCTGTGTTCGCCGGTACGCCGAAAGGCAAGAACCAGTTTTGGGACATCTACGAGACGGCGCGGCGCATCCCAGACGAGTGGTTTGTCCTGCGCCTGCCTGCCAGCGAATCAGGCCTGCTGCCGCAGAGTGAACTTAACGCAGCGAAAGCCCAACTGTCGGAAGACCAGTACCTCCAAGAGTACGAGTGCAGTTTCGAAGCAGCCATTATCGGTGCGTTTTTTGGCACAGAGATGCGACTGGCAGAGCCGCGTATTAACGAGCGTGTAGTCTTTGAGCCGGAGTATCCGGTACACACCGCATTTGACTTGGGCTACCGCGACGACACGGCTATCTGGTGGTATCAGGTGGTGGGCGGCGAGGTGCGCGTCATCGACTTCTACGCAGTCTCGGGTGCAGACATCCGCGCCATTGCAGAGATAGTCGTTAACAAGGGTTACACCTACGGCAAGCATCACCTGCCGCATGACGCACGGGCGAAGTCGCTTCAAACGGGGCGCAGCATCGTAGAGCAGTTGGCTGACCACCTCGGCATCAACCATTTGTCTGTGGTGCCGAACATCGGCGTGCAGGACGGAATTCAAGCAATTCGTCAAATGTTGCCCCGAACTTGGTTCAATTCCGTAAAATGTGGCGACGGAATAGAGGCTTTACGCCAGTATCAACGAGAGTATGATGAGGACAAGAAAGCGTTCAGGGCATCACCCCGACACGATTGGACATCACACCCTGCCGACGCTTTCCGTATGTTAGCCGTTGCGTGGAGGGCTGAACCGTCCGCGCAGAGGCCGCTAGAGAGCAAGACCTTGATTGTTGGGCCACAGAATGAGGTCACGCTAAACGATATGTGGCAGGTTCACGAGCGTAGCGTCTCAAGGAGGGCGCGAATATGAGTGGCGTAAATC